AGAGCTTAAGAAAATAACAGATCAGCAAAAGCAAATCGCTGCTGCAGGAAAGCCAGTTTCTAGTCAACTGTCAAAGCAAGAAGTAGAGTTAAGATCAAAAATTAGTGCGACTAATAAATCTTTAGAACAGAGAAAGCAGCTATTCAAAGATGAGATGAAAGTTATTAATGATCGCCAAGCTGTTATTTCTCGTGGCAAATCGCAAATGACTCGTGGTGGTATGCAGATGGCGGCAGCGAGTGCGGCAACTTATGCCGGCGCGCGATTTATGGCACCAGGTTTTGATTTTGAAGAACAGATGTCGAAAGTGCAAGCATTAACACGTCTTGATAAAGATGATCCAATGCTTGAGCAACTTAAAGAGCAAGCCAAAGAACTCGGTGCGACAACATGGGCGAGTGCGACTCAAGCAGCCGACGCACAAGGTTTTTATGCAATGGCAGGTTATACCCCTGAACAAATTATGGCGGCGCTACCAAGCACGCTAGATTTGGCTAAAGCAGGGGATGTTGACATTGGTCGAGCAGCAGATATTAACTCTAATATTCTTTCTGCATTTAAATTAGATGCCTCTGAGTCAGGAAAAGTAGCTGATGTTTTGGTCAGTGTTTTTACACGTACAAATACCAGTATTGAAACGCTTGGTGAAACCATGAAATACTTCGGTACCATTGCCGGTAGTGTTGATATTCCAGTTGAAGAAGCGGCTGCACTTGCTGGGATTTTGGGGAATGTTGGTATTCAAGGATCTATGGCGGGTACTTCTCTAAAAACAATCGTGACTAATCTGTCGGCACCAACGGGGCGTACTAAAAAGATTTTAGATGATCTGAAAATATCGACGAAAGATAAAAATGGTGACTTGCGAGCAATGCCAGAAATGCTTGCTGATATTATTAAATCCACTGAAAAAATGGGATCAGCTGATCGAATGGCTGTTCTTACAGATATTGCAGGAAAAGAAGCTGCAGCAGGCTTCTCAGCATTAATTGATGATAAAGGTTTTGATGAGTTCTTACGAATTGCATTGGCAGCTGCAGAAGCGCATCAAAATGGCGAGGCAGCTCAAGTTGCTGAGGTGATGTCTAATAACGTCAAAGGAGATTGGACTGGTTTAATGTCTGCCATTGAATCCGTTCAGATTGGTGTTTCTGAGCTTGAGGGTGGGGGATTACGTTCATTACTGCAGACGATTACGAAGATCGTGAGAGCAACAAGCGGTTGGATCAAAGAGAATCCGAAGCTTTCTGGCACGATCTTTAAAGTTACCGCCGGCATTATCGGCGTTGTCGCAGGATTGGGCGCTTTAACCTTTGCGATGGGGATTTTCAATATGGTAGTGCTTGCGAATCCTATTGTTCTTGTGATTGCAGCCGTGATCGCGGCAATTACGGCATTGATCTACTACAAGGATGAAATCTGGGGATTCTTTAAATCCTTTGTTGATGCCCCAGGTCACTATATTTCAAAGGCGATTGGTTGGATTTCTGAATTAGGCAATAAGATCAGTAATGTCTTAAATGAGATTCCCGTTATTGGTCCTCTTTTGCGCGGTGTTTTTGAGCTTTCATTAGTGCCTTTGAAGATGATGAAGCAACTTTGGATTGGTATTGTGAAAGGCTTCCAATGGATCGGGGATAATTGGGCAGAGATTGTCGGATGGTTTAAAGAGATGTGGGACGGCATTATTATCGCGATGAAGCCACTGACGGATTCCATTCAGAGTATTTGGTCAATGTTCAAAATAGGCATTGGATTATTGCATGAGCAATTTACAAAGCTATGGGATGCTGTCGCGGTGATGATGCAACCCGTGGTGAGTGTTTTCAATACGATTATTGATGCGATCTATGAAATGATTCGCGGCATTAAAGAGTTTTTCTCTTTTGAAATGCCGGATTGGATCTCAAGCATTGGCGATGGAATTTCCAGTGGCTGGGATTATCTTGTTGGTAATGATGTTATTGAGCATAAAGTCACACCAGCAATGGTTGGTGGTGCATCTATCGTGGCAGCAAGTCCTGTGACAAATACCAATAATCAGACTAACCATGTTGAGATCAACGTCACAGCACAAACTAACGCTTCAGGAGCAATGATTGCGACAGAAACAGTGAATCAATTGAGAAGTTCAGGACTATTAGGAGATATGCGATGACACAGTTAATTTGGGGCTTTGTGCTCTTTCAGGCTAATTCTCTGATCTACAATGAGCTGAATAAAACTACGAACTATCGCCATGTTCAAAATGAACGGATCGGGAAACGAGCGGCGAATCAATTCTTGGGGCCTGGAGATGAGATCATCACGATTCCTGGTAAGCTCGCACCGATTATCACCGGAGGACGAACCACTCTACAGGTGTTAAAAGCGCAAGCCGATACAGGCTTGCCATATCCTTTAATTGAGGGGAATGGGCTTGCTCACGGCTTTTATGTGTTGATGAGTATCGAAGAGAATTCGAAATATCACTTAGCAGATGGGCGGCCAAAGATTATTGATTATACGATTACGCTTAAACGAGCCGGGAACGACAAGATCGACTTTTCACAGATCGCAGTAGGAATGGCAGGGCTTTTATCATGATGGACTTAATGGATAATTTTAATAACAAGCCGAATTACTTCTTAACGATTAATAACGCCAGTGCCGCTGTGCTCAATAATCATATTATGTCGATCTCACTTACGGAGAATCGCGGATTTGATGCAGATACTTTGCAGATTACAGTCGATGATTCGTTAGGCAACATCATTTTGCCGGATCGAAATGCTGAGATTCAGCTCTCACTAGGTTTCGGAATGAACTTGGTGGATAAGGGGAAATTCATTGTGGATGCCGTTGCACATTCAGGACCGCCGGACGTGATCACGATTGGAGCTCACTCTGCAGACTTTAAAAAGGAGTTTTTAGAGCGTAAAAGCAAGCTGTACGAAGCGATGACGTTAGAAGAACTCGTGCAGAAAATTGCTGAACAATATGGCTATGAATTCTCCGTGGCTGAAAGCCTAAAAGCAATTGAGATCAAAGCAAAACAGCAGGCAGATGAATCGGATGCGAATCTCTTAACTAGACTCGCCGAGGATTATGATGCTGTGGCAACCATAAAAATGGGGAAGCTGCTCTTTTTAGAACGAGGTGCTGGGAAGACTGCAAGCGGTCAACAAATGCCGGTAATTACCCATCAACGCTCAGATGGCGATAAGCATAACTATTCTGTGAATGACCGTGATCACTACACAGGCGTAGAAGCAAGATACTTGTTGCCAGGGAAAGCCAAACGAAAGAAAACATTAGTGGGTAAAGAAGGGCGAGTCCATCGCTTGAGAATGATCTTTGAAGACGAAAAACAAGCGCAAATCGCTGCAGAAAAAGAACTTCTCAAGCTCAACCGAGGTAAAGCATCAATCAACGTGAGTTTAGCGAGAGGTAATCCCAACTTAACAGCAGAAAGCCCACTAAAATTAGTGGGCTTCAAATCAGAGCTTGATGCTGAGAATTGGATTGTGACAACCGCTACGCATAACTTAACCAGTGGAAATGGATTGGTTACGGAGTTACAAGGGGAAGTAATAGTGTAGATATTAGTTTATATGATTAAATAACGAAAACTAATAGAAGATCACCAATTAGTTTGATACATTACTGACACAGGCTGTACAATCGGCTAATCAAAGACTTTTTTAATTGACACGTCTGAACGTTTAAAAAAACTTTTTCTTAGGGGGTGATTATGTTTACTATAGCAGTAGATAAAATCCAGTGGATAGCAAATTATTTGGACATGAGTATCGATACTCTTGCTGAAGAGATTGCGCCTAAGAAAAAGGATGAGTTTAAAAAGGGAGAGATGGGAAAAGGAGCAATACAGAAGCTAGCTAAGCTTGCAAATCAACCTTTGGCTTATTTGCTTCATGAGTTACCTTTAAGCGATAAAAAAGTGGAATTCCCAGATTTTAGACAAACGGTTAATCCTATAGATTTGAGCCAAAACTTTTTTGATACATTAAAAGATGTGCAAAAGAAATTAGATTGGTACGAAGATTTTTTAAAAGAAGAAGGGTATGAGGAGTTATCTTTTATTGGGAAATATCAATTTAGTAGGCAGTTATCTCCATCTAAAATAGTGGAAGATATTAAAAAGGAGTTACAGTGGTCTCCTAAGTACCCAATAGCGACACCAGATGTATTATTGAATGAGCTGATTGATTCTGTTGAGAATATTAGAATACTAGTTTTTAGAAACTCTATTGTAAAAAATAATACGCGAGCATCTCTAAGTGTTGATGAATTTAGAGGATTTGCAATATCTAATAAATATGCCCCTGCTATATTTATTAATACTAGAGATAGTAAAAGTGCCAATTTATTTACACTTGTACATGAATTAGCACATTTATGGCTAGGATTAGAAGGTGTTACGAATATTGAATATGAATATTTGGCTAGTATAAAAAACCCTAATACGGAAGTTCTAATTGAAAGATTCTGTAATAAAGTAGCTGCGGAATTTTTGATGCCAGCTAAGTTATTCAAAGATAATTGGGTGAAGGCTAATCCATCTGATTTGGAAGTTAAAAATATAGCGAAGTATTTTGGTGTCAGTGAGTTAGCAGCAGCAATACGAGCATGTGAATTATCTTTAGTAGATAAAAAATTGGTCTTGAAAATAAAGGCTATCACTGCTTTAGCTATTCAAAAGAAAAAAGAAAAGCCTAGCACAGGTGGGCCAAAGTATATTTATATGGTGCCTATAAGAAATAGTCGGAGATTTACAAATGCAGTAGCAAGTAGTGCTGTAAATCAAAGAATAAGTTTGAGATATGCAGGGCAATTAATTAATGCAAGCCCCAAAATTGTAATGGATATTTATAAAGGGCAGCGTTAATGTCAAAATATTTATTAGACAGTAATATATTTATTCAATCTAAAAATCTTCATTATAGATTTTCGTTTTGTGGAAATTTCTGGAATTTGTTGCTAGAAATGCATGCCAAAAAGATGGTTTTTACAATTAATGCTGTGAAAGATGAGCTCTTAAAGATTAATGATGAACTATCCGATTGGGTAAAGGAATCCCCCAAGGAAATGTTTTTAGATAATTGGGAGGCACTAGATACTTGGGCTGGTGTAACAGAATATCCTAGGACATGTGGGCATCCATATTTTGATTATGCATTGGAAGAGTTTGCTGATGAAAAAGAGGCTGATGCGTGGTTAATTGCTTATGCAAATAAATTTGGCTATACGATTGTTACCAATGAAGTTAAAAATCCTAGTATGAAGAAGAAAGTACCTCTTTATGATATTGCTCAGGCCTTTAATGTGCCTTGTATTACTTTATTTGATTTTTTAGAAAAGCATAGTGAAAATTTTTGCTTGATATAAGTGAAAGTAGTGATCAACTTTAATCTTGCAAGAGGAAATCCCAATCTAACAGCAGAAAGCCCACTAAAGCTAGTGGGCTTTAAATCAGAACTTGATGCTGAGAACTGGATTGTGACTACGGCAACGCATAACTTAACCAGTGGAAATGGATTAGTTACAGAGCTGACGGGGGAGGTTAAAGCTTAATTACTCCTTATAAGGAATCGTTTCTAATTTGTAACTCCCCTTCTTTGGTCTCATTTTGAAAAACTCAAGATCAAGCTCTTGTAGCCTTTCATAGATATATTCTTTAATATTCTCTTCCATATTTGCACCAAAATAAATACCTTTAATAGTCTGCTTTTCATAAAAAGGATTCGTTCCTCCAGTGAGCTTTATAAGTCTATATTCACTTTCATACTCCCACTCTTTAGACTTAATACCTGCTAGTTTCAAAACAAGATTATCAGAGTTTATTAGATCTAATATACCTAATCTCGGTGGAGAAATTTTATACTCAACTTTAAAAAAGTCTTTATCTTTTGCAATACTATTGTAGTCATATTGTATTAAAAAACCTTTATGTGATTCTGCATAATGGGCCCACATTAGTTCATTGTCAGGTCTATCTGTTAATGAAAAAACACCTAACTGCTCTTTTTTATTCATTAACATGTTATATAGATCCTCAATTTTTTTGACAGCTTTTCTAACGCCAGTATAAAACTCTTCAGAATCAACAGTTCTCGTTTTACGATAAGTTTTTCTTATTGATTTAGGTATTTTTATAAGACCGATCTCTTCACCAACAATTTTTTCTAAATCTTTTTTAGAAATAAGATAGTACTCATTTAATACCAATGCATCAGAATAAATTCTATCTATATTTTTATAGAATTTAACTAAATTATCATCATCTACATAAAACTCATTAGGATCATTTAATTCTTCTTTATTCGCTGCATAAAACTCATTATTGATAATATTATTAATATTGAGATCTAGAATCCTATCCCCTGATTTAGTCTTACCAGAAACTCCTCTATATTTATATAAAAACTTATTTGTACTCACTATCAACCTCACTTGTCTCTAAAAAATGAAGAAAGTTTTCTGGAGCTATAAATTCCCATATTGTTTATATCCTATTTAAATATAGTAATTAATATGCTCAACAATGTTGCGATAGCAGATGTACCTGCCGCAATAGCAGCAAATTGAGATGCTTTTAGTGTAGATTTAGTAATATTTTTAAGCTCTTCTTTTTCTTCTAACTTAGAAAGAAGGTGGGTTAGAATTGGCCAACTCACAGTATTATTATTTATTACACATAAATGATAATTATTCTTAAGATGAAAAAGATGTAATGCTATGAGTCGATCTTGGACCTCTACCGGCTTTAGTCTTAGTTTTTTTGATATGGCATCGTAATCTATTTTTTTTTGTGAATTGATTGGTTCGACATCTTCGTATTCTGATTTTTCATGTTCTTGGTAAAGAATAGATAAAAATTGATAGTCTGATATGCCTCTGTTTTTCATGTTTTATATACCTACTTGAACTTCACCAGTCTCTAAAAAGTGAAGAAAGTTTTCCGGAGCGATAAATGCACAATGATTTTCATCTGCTCGTTTCTGTTGTGATTCGGTTAATTCTCTATTGGGGACAATAATCGAAGTATTTTTGCTAACAGATTTTAGAGCTCTGAAATTGTAGATTTCGCCTTGTTGTTTATATTGATTAAAAATATTGTCCGTAAAGCCAAGAAAGCTAATAGTTAATAACTCTCTATTAAAATGAGGATTTGTTTTAAAATTTTCTAATCGCTCTTTGCTGTCTTTGTAAAAGGCTCGGATTCTATCAATCCTAAAGGTTCGCATGCTATTAGCTGTTTTACAGTGAGCGGTAATATTGTTTGATTCATAGTTAATTAAACGAATCACTCGGTCTTTTCTTTCACCAGAAGCATTTTCATACCTGATAAATATTTCTATGGGGTTTCTTTCATCCCAATTTTTATGTGATTTATCTTTAGTGATTGGTGTTCGATTTCTTATTGGTAAACTTTCAGCTTCTTCATAACTTAAAATGCTAGGGTCTTTACCGAGAGATTCAAATTTTTCTTTGTCACCATCTTTAAATGATGCAATACGATTTATTTCAAACAACTCATTTTTTTGAGTTTCTAAGCAAAAGCCCTCTAAAAAATACTCGCTTTTAAAAAAAGGAATTATTTTTCTTGTATCTAAGGTGCCATCTAGATCTTTATATTCGAAGATAATTTGTTTATTAGTTTGTTCGAGAGAATTGATATTATCAGCCTTGCTATTATTCTGTTGATCTAGATCTATAGCTTGAAGAATCATTAGTTTTTCACGCTTCTTTCGTCTACTACGGCTCACAAAGTAGTAAATAATGAATCCCCAGAATATTAAACCTAATACTAATTCCATTGTAATCCTCTATTAACTAATGTAAGGCAGTTTTATTGAGATGAATTTGTGTACTACCCTAAGTAGATATCTCGTTTAACGCGTTTGCGCTTATTTTTAAAATAAAGCGTGATTTTTTTAGAAGCTTCTCGATAAAGAAAAAATGCCATAGCCATTGGAATACCAAGAAGGTAGAGCGCTTCATTAAGTTGTTCTAATTCATTTGTAGGATTGGTAGTATGAGATAACATTTCTCCCATGAATAAAATCAAGCAGGCTAGTATTATCAATACAGCACCTCTTTTAACCATATTTTCTTGACCATCTATTTTTTCAGAGGCTTCTTCCCAGTTGAGATCCAGCTCATACTTAGTTCTATTATCTGTAATATTGTAAGTGGTGCTTTTCACGCTATCATTCATGATGTCACCGATTGAGCCGCCATCAGTAGTGATATCTCCGATCTTTTGCTTAGAGCCACCTTTCGGGGGATCTTGATCATCTTTTTTCTTGGGTTGTTCCGGTAAGCCAGAAAGCGTGCGGCAAAGATCAAGAATGAGTTTTTGGGATTGCTCATTACTATTACGAAAAGTTTCTAGGATGAGGCTTTCATCTACGTTTAAATCGCTTTTAACTTTTTCGCCTGTTAAAAGGTAGTAAATATCTACTTCATTTTCTTTTAATTGTAATAAGTAATTAATGCTTGGTTCGCGCTGTTTATTGGGGTCAGTATTTTCATAATAGCCTTGAGCACTATCACTAACTCCACCTAAAGCACCAAATTGTTTTTGAGATAAACCAAGCGCTAAGCGTGTGTTCTTCAGTCTATTCGCAAAATCGTCCATAAAAATCCCATAGAATATACCAACGAATTGTTGCGCTCACCACAAATCGTTGGTATATTTGAATCATAGTTATTCATTTAATCTCTTAAAAGTTAATAGTTGGCGCTATCTTCTAAGAGTTACTAAGAGGCATTATATAGGGGTTATTAATAATAATCATCCCTATACGAGGATTTATCAGTAGATGGGAAAGAATGACACATACAAGAAACTAGTGCCTTTTTCGGTATTAATCGAGAAAGATTTACTAGATCTGTTAAAACAAGTTGCCAAAGATGAGGATAGAAGCTTATCTGCACAAGCAAGACGCTACATAGAGCAGGGCATTAAGGATGAGTCAAACGGACAATCGTAAAAGATTCCGGTGCAATCAATGCGGTGAGCCTATCTATGTGAGATATACGAAGCTTGTGAGTGCCAATAGCCGGCAGATTGTTTATGAATGCCGGCAGTGTAATCACTATCTGAAATCGATAGAAGAGATTTATCAGATCGCACAGTTCAGGCCAATTGCGCCGTAATTATTAATTTTATGAATCAGTATTTTATGCCGATTATTCGGCAGGGATTTTTGCAACCAAAAAAAGGAGAAACAAGATGATTATCAATATTGCAAATACCTTGATTGCTAACCAAAAGGCAATCGAAACGAGTCACATGCCATATGTGACGTTTATGGCGTTAGTACGCCGAGAGTTCTCGCACCAAGCTTTATTGGCACATGACGGTAACGCATTTCAAGCCAGTGAAGCTCTTAATATGAATCGTCGGACTTTTATGACCAATCTAGGCATGAGCGCCAGCGAATGGAAGATGAAGTATTTGCCGGTAAAAGCGGCTTAGGAGATAGATATGACAGATCAAGAGATTATCGGTGTGATGAACCATTTTTACATTGCAAAACAAGGTTCAATTGTGAGTGAGTTTTTTATAGATCATCAAGCAAATGCAGTGAAAAGATGTCCGGCATTAGAAAAGCTTTTAAAGGTTAGCAGTCATGAGCTTATTTTTACTACGGAAAATGAACAAAGATTTTCATCTATTAAACCATTTGAAAATTTAGAATCCGAAATTGTTTATTTAGTTGGTGCATCTGGTGATGAGGATCTCACAGAAGATGCTAAAGCAGAGATTAAAAATGGGTTATTACAACCATTAACAAAACAAGAATATTTAGAGAAATATAGAGAATTGGAGGTCGATGATGAGTGATAAAAAAAGCTGTACGTGTATAACAGACATGGAAAAAAAGATCTTAGATTTTTATAAAGAGAAAGGGGACTTAATCAATCCAAGCGAAGCAAAGTGGGATAATACTCATTTCATAATGAGTGAGAATAATGAAGGTCCGGGTATTCAGCCTTATCTTCCTGTCACAGTCTTATCAGAAACCAAGAATGGAAAGCCTAAGAAAACAAAAGTGAATATTGGTTTATCTTTTTGTCCTATTTGTGGACAAAGCTGGAAAGAGGATAAGGAGAATAAAGGTGAATAAGGCAGAAGCAAAAAAGCTATTGGATCATTTCTTAGAGGATGCCATTAGCAAAGTAGGGCTTCAACTAAAACAAGATGCATCACTGGATCTGAAGCTTAAAGCAGATAGTGGTTATCAGTCTAATCTCACATATAAGAGAATCAATGCGCTGCAATGGGCTTTGGTGCAATCGATTTTAGAGAGCGATATCGGGACGAAGAAGGAACAAGCCAATGTTAAAGCAAATAGTAAATATCCTCTTCTTCATCTTTTTTCCAATAAAAAAGCCACTTCATAAAAGAAATGGCCTATCCACGTTGCGAGTCCTATCTTGGCGGACTGGCTCGCAACATCAACTTATAAAAGTATAAAGGAATCATTATGCAAAAGCTATTAAACACCCTCGAATTTTCTAAAAACATGCGTAAGAACATATTCTTACTCTCTGAATTAACGGATGTTGCGACGGAGTTTTGTGATGTGATTCAGGTGAGTCGCCGTATTAGATTTTTTCAAAATGAGATTCGTGAGCGCATGCAGCTAAATCCTAACTTTTTAATTCGTTTGGAATTACGCTCACTTCGTCATGAGCTTAA